ATTTTTGTTCCAATGAGGACGCTAGAATCTGAATATCCTCTAAATCTAGCAATACTTTGATACCGTTCTCCGAGAGAGTTTGCTCCTTCAAGAAATTGAACGTTCCCGCTTCCAAGTAAGTTCTCCAGGGTTCTTCCGTGATCAAGTGATTTGGTAAGAATAAGTATCCGTGCTCTTTTATTTTTTTGTTTGATATCATTTACTACATCCTTAATAATATTATTTCTGTCTTTATTATTAACTATATACGTGTCATATACCTCTGGGTAAGACAGACTCTCATCCCCCCCACTTGCAGTATAGGATCTATTAATTAGTTGTATGATAGGCTTTGTTAGTTTTCCTGTGTCGATGAGATCAGCGGTACTTACAACTTCCCATACAGGGCCAAGAGCCCCCTCTAGGTTGTATTTAGGGATATGATAAGTAGGCGGGGTGGCTGTGAATCCGATGCGATACTGAGCCTTGTGGAAGGCTCTGATGGCAGCTAGAGTGGTCTTCCCATTAGCGAACTCATGACACTCATCCACCATTAAAACTTCTGCCTCTTTGAGGTGGGTGTCCAATATTTTTTCGATACTTTGAACGGTGCAGAGCATAGTATCCCCGTAAATATAACCCTCACCACAACAGAGCCCAATATTATCCAGGTCACAACTCTTAGTAAGAAATTCGTAGGTTTGGGTGAGAAGTTGTTTAGCATTAAATAAGAGAACCATTTTTCGACCAGCAAGAGCTTTTACTAGGCCAGCCATAATTAAAGTTTTTCCTGAACCAGTTGGAGATTTAATAATTCCTCTGCGTTCTTTTAAGGCTTTGAGAATAAAGTCTCTTTGATAATCGTAATACTTAAACTTCTCTAATTCCCAATTATGGGGAATAATTGAGGGAAGAGGAGGAGTATACTCTAGTTCAGGATTAGCTCCTACTTTATTTAGGTCTTCTAAAACTCTAGATAAAAGTCCTGTTTTAAATACTCCTACCTTAGAAATAAAATGAATTGAGCCATCCCAATGCTTGTTCTTATAGGCTGTAGAATACTGGTACCCAGGAAGCTTTTCTGTATAGAGTCTATATAAAGCATCTATAATTTTAGGGTTGTCGGTGACAATTCGAGAATTTACTGTGTTTACTTGAATTTTCATCAGACTATTATAGATTAGATACGTGTAATTACTTAGGAGTATTTTATGACTGAAAATGTGAAAACGCAGGGCGAGAACGTTGCCCAACCTCAAACCGATGAATATATCATTGCTAATCTTATTAAGAACCTTCCTAAGCAGGATGCTGTACCCGTTGAACTCCCCTCTAAAAATAAGTTTTATGGATTGGTGAATGACTCACTGCCTGTGACCTTAAGGCCAATGACCTTTCAAGATGAGAAAGCTCTAGTGTCCAACAAAAATGTCCAGGTGGATTCTCTTAATCTTCTCTTAGAGAGATGTGTATCCAATATTAATATCGGTAAATTATTGTTAATGGACAAGCTCTATCTTATTATGAAATTGAGGGAAGTCTCTTACGGCAGTGAGTATACGGTTGCCATTAATTGTCCTCAGTGTCGAAAAGAAAATAAAATTACTTTTGACCTAACTCATCTAAATGTTAAATATGTAGAGGACGATTTCACGGTGCCTGTGGCTGTGAAGTTACCCGTGCTAAAGAAGACGGTCAAGGTTATTCTTCCCAGAGTATCTGATGAACAGTATCTCCAGAACGCAGAAATATCTTCCAGCAATATGTGGAGATTTATTGAGGAAATTGATGGTCACACTAAAAAGACTATCATTTCAGGAGTTCTACAGAAATTACCTATTCAGGATATACACGCTATTTTAAAAACTTTAAATTCAGAAAAATATGGTATAGATCCTAATGTAAGATTTGCATGTTCTTACTGTTCTCACCATGAAGTTACGGAGTTGCCTATAACTTCTGATTTTTTTACAGGGAACTAAGTGAAGGTTTTAATTTAGAAAATCTTCTCTTAGAAGCCTATATATTAGTAAAACAGTGTAAATTCTCTTATACAGATGTACAGGAAATGTCTGCCACGGAGAGGCGCACGTTTTTGAAATTTTATAAAAAAGAGTTGGTGGAATTAGAAAATGCTAGTAAATCAAACCGAGGTCATAGATAGGCACAATCGTCCCAACATAAGCCAGAGAGTAGGACTCAGAACATTTTTTATTAATGATGGGGCTTACGTCGATCCTTATGAGATTAGCTCAGTACAGCTTTTTACTAAGTCCGCTACTCTCTCACCTAAGACTGTAGTGGCCTCTGCGGACGGCCTAGTGAGTGCGACTCCTCTTATGGTATTTGCTGCATCAGCTACCCCTCCTGGTCAACCCGCTATCCATTGTGTTAAGCCTATCGGTACTGCATATGCCCCCTGTATAGGAGCTTTTAGTGAGGAGAATTATTTTCCCGCTAACACTGCTAGTGGAATTTACCGATTAGGAGTAGGGGAATACGTAGTGGTACTCGATCAGATTTTAAACTTATCTGGATGGAACTATACTACTAGTGCTGCGGTGGCAGCGTCCTCTCTGTCTGCGGTGAATGACTATGTGGATTTGTGGACTGTTAAGCTGAGTGAAGGATCCCAGTATCAAGTTATTACTAATAATTTTAGTCTCTATGAGGATACATTTTTTGCATTTACACAGCCGCTTATTCTTACAACGAGCAATAAATTATATAATAAGCATGTACGGTATGGAGAAATAATAGACTTGAAGGTAGGAACAGAGGTTACTCTTCAGAATAAAGATGTAGACAAATCACTTCAGAATATATTTAAAGACTCAGTTATTACAGAGGGGACGGTAACGATTAAAAAAGTTAATCAAGACCCTACTTTTGATGGACCATTTATAGTTGTAGACGGAGGAACTATGGAAATTACAAGCGATAACACTTTAATTTATAATTGGGATACTACCAGCACCATTGGTAGTGGTAGTACAACTTTCGGAAGTCCAACGGGCACGTATAGTGTCCAGGTTGATTATACGGTCCTGAACCAGACTATTAAGAGTCCACTGTATTATCTCACAGTGTCGTAAGGAGGTGGTCAATGAGATAGTCGTAGTCGTACTTTCTAGTACGCATACCGACAAATCGTTTTAAATCGGAACCTTGTATATGAGCTTCGTTCCAATCTTTGGCTTTCGAAGGAGGATGGCAGATGTAGAGATCTGCCATCCTTTTTAATTTTCGGAGGTAATCAAACTTGCTAACTCCCCGTTTTCCAGCATCATCATTATCATATCCGACAATAATCTTGCCGCTAAATTCTTTTAAGATCTCAACTTGATGTTCAGAGATTGAGCATCCCATAGTACAAGTTGCATTGACCCCTTGGATTTGAAGAGAGATAGCATCTAGTGGCCCCTCACAAACAACTAGCTCCTCTGCTTCTTCGTCAAATGGGTATAGGATGTGGGAAGGCTTTGCCCAGCCATCTGAGGGGTTAAGATATTTAGGGGTTTGATCATTTAAACTACGTGCTTGAAAATAAAAAATATTATTATTTTCTTCAAAGGGTATAATTATTCTTCCTCTATACTTTGGATTATCGGAAATATAGTATTTGCGACCTCCCTTTTTTAGATCAAATAATTTGCGTTCGTAAATAAAGGTCCATCCCTTTTGAATAAGTCTATCGTCTGTGTCGTAATCGTCTAGTGTGACGGAGAAAAGTTGGAGGTCTTCAACCTGGGAATATTCAAGAGTTGGCTTTTTTGGTGGGGGAGAAAAGGGTTCAAATTCTTCGTTAAATTCTTTAAAAAGAATATCCGCTTCTGCTTCATTATAGGAAATCCCTTCTAAGAACGCATAAAGTTGAGTAAAATTTCCCTTATTACCAGTCTTGAAGCATTGCCATAGACCTGTCTCAGTATTAATACTTAAGTGTCTTTTCCAATCGTTCTTAACAAATAAGGTGGGAACGATTAGTTCTACGTTATTAGAGGATAACTTATAATTATCCTTGAACTTTTCGAGCAAGTAGTCTCTAATGAATTGAGGTGCCATAATGTTTATAAATACAATTTCAGAATCAAAATCTAAGACCTTTAAAGAATGTCAGTTGAAGTACCGATACAAATATGTTGATCGCTTCAAGGAAGAAGCAAAAAATAAAGATGCTTTGCATTTTGGTTCCTTCATTCATAAGATCTTTGAAGACGGCTTTGAGGCAACGGACGTTGCTACCCTTACTACTATAGCTGAAAATATCAAAAAAGACTACTCTTTTTCAGAATCTTATAATCCTAAGACAATAAAATGTATCGAGAATTTTTTAAGATTCAATGCCTCTCTTCAGAAGACTGTGGCTACTGAATTAGTTTACGAGATAGTATACGACCAGAAGTATGATATTAAGTTAAATGGTATTATTGATCGTGTTATTAAAGGTAAGGATGGAGGATATTTAGTAATTGACTATAAAACTTCCAAGAGAGAGCTATCGGAACTTGACCTTTATCAGAACACCCAAATGCAGGGCTATGCTTATGCTGTCCACAAGCTCATGGATGTCCCCCTTAAGGATATAGTAGTCGCCCATTACTACCCTCTTACTAATAACTTCATTAACGTGAGATACTCTCCTGCTCAGATCAAGGCTTACTTGAAAGAAAAAGTTGAAGCAGTATGGAAAATTCGTAAGATGAAGAAGGAAGAATTCAAAGCAATGCAGAATCAATTCTGTAATTGGTGCGGGTACAAGTCTCTGTGCCCAGAATTCAATTCAGGGAGAATATGCGAAGAAAGAATCGCTACTCTGAAGGCGGCTCGCAGTCGTAAGTCCTAACGAGATTTAGGTTTGTCCTCTATAATAAGAGGGTAGTATAAAGAGATATCTATTGTAGATATAAAATTATCTACCTGTTCTGGGGAGTACCTACACTTCTTAGTTAAGTAATTTACTAAACTACTTCTCTTGAGCACTTTTTGTTTATTTAAGGATTCAAGAAGTTTTAGCTGAAAGTGCTTAATAAACTTTTCAGAATATTTATGCCTCCACTTCTCTACAAAATTTTTATGGAGAGTGAAATTAATCAAATCCATAAAATCAATAAAATCAATATCTGTATTCATATCTTAAATAAATAACTATAGTATATGATATATTAATATGCCACAACTTTCAAAGAAAACTAAAAATTTTTTAATAGGAGAGGGGATCAAACCTGACAGTGATTCCGATATTAAAAAAGTATTACGTCCGTGCCCAGCGAGTGCGTCTCGTATGGTACCAGGAGATATTTTAGTTTTTAGATATTACCTGGGGACAGGGGAGGGGAGTAGGGCTCAGAAAGTAGTGCTAATAGTAAGCTGTGGTAGGGGGCCAGGATCTTTTCCAGGGAGAGAGGGGACGCTGGTAAGCTGTATTAAATTGGAGATACTAAGTGAGGTCGTAGTGGACGTTCTTGTGACAAACCTATATAACAAGAGGAAAGTGGCATCTAGGGATAAAGTTATAGAGTATCTAGCTAAGGTTAAGGATAGTATAGCCAAGTTGACGGGGTCTACTGGAGATTTTAGAACATATAAATTAAATAAGATGAAAGCAATTTTTAAAGTTTTCTTAGGAGATGATAGATAATGGCTAAACAGGCTGGACTATTAGAAAAACTATCGAAAACTTTTCGAGGCATCGACAAAAGTACCCAAGGGGGATTTAAGGAAGCTCGAAAAGGTTGGAGGAAGGCTGAAAGGCAACTCACTAGACTTATAAGTGTTAGCGAGGGAGCAAGGAAGGCTATGTCAGATGCTCTGACTATCCACGAACTCGCCCTAACTAGGGGTACTGAGCTTGGAGGTTTTCTGGAGAGGTCTGCCGATAATATTGAGAATCTTTCAGATGGAATGACAGGTTACGGAACGTCACTGCAAGTAGCCGCAGATGCTTTTGATGCAGGCTTAGATAGTAATAATCAAGCTATGGGCAGGTTACTTTTATCTAATAAATTAACAGAAAAACAGTCCAAACAGTTAGCCAAGTCTATACGAGAAAATACTATAGGTCTGGGGTTCTCCGACGAGCAAATGGGGAATTTAGCAGATACTACTTTAATGCTGCGACAAACATATGGGTTAACTACTAGAGAACTCCAATCTGCTATTTCAGCTTTAGGAGATCGGTTGGCTGATTTTGGTGCCTTAGGCATTGGAGAGGAAGCAAGCGAAGCGGCAATGTTACTTGGATCGGTCATCGGTAAAGGTGGCGAAAAAATGGCAGCAGATCTGCTCGCTGCTGTTACGGCGGGGGATAAGCTTGGGCAGATGTCTGCCCTGGGTGTTGGTAAGGAGCGTCAAAAATTCCTAAGTGGGGAGGGGGATGTTCTTCAGAATGCAGTATCATTATTTTCGGCTGTAGGAAAAGCTATAGAAAATAAGACAGGGCAATTTACTAAAGATCAAAAAGATCGAATGCTTATGGTAAAAGCAATGAGTAATATCTTTGGTATCAACATGACTAAACATCTAAGGGCTTGGAAAGAGTTTGAAAAGGGCCTCGCTGGGCGAACTGATGCCGAACTGGTTGAGAAACTTAAAATGCTTCAGGTACAAAAAGAAATAAGTGATAATTTTACTAGTACCTGGGAAAATGTCAAAGCTAAAATATTAGGTCCTCTTCAGAAAATGATTACAGGGTGGATGGAGAAGCTACTTGAATTTGCCAAGGATCCACGTTTTGATTCGATAGTAAAAACAGTTGGAAAATTAGTAGTAGCCCTAGGAGCTTTGAGCCTTATCAGTCCTTTCTTAGGTCCCATTAAAGGAATAGCTCTAGGTCTTGGGAAAATGGGTATACAACTTGCTGCGAATACTGCTGCCCTTCTTCTTTCTCCTTTGACAGGTATGATGAAGGGAATAGGTATAGGAGCAAAAAAAGGTGGCAAGAAAGGCGGAGGTAACCCTATAGCACTTGTTCTTGGAGCTATAAAGGGAGCTTGGATGGGACTATTGAGCGGTTTTAAGGGAATATTTTTTGGAGCCCTTAAATTAGTAGGTGCGTTCTTCTTTAAGGCTTTAATAATGGTTCCCGTATTTGGTTTAATACTAATGGCTATTTCTAGTATTGTGATGCTAGTTAAGAAATATAGTAAAGAGATTGGAGCGTTTATGAAACCTATTATAGATTTCTTTCAACCTATTTATCGTTATTTTGTGGAGGGGTACCATCAAGTCCAAGCAGCTTTTGAAAAAGGTTTCTGGGAGGGAATATATAAACTTGGTGAATACATGGCTGGACTGCCTATGATGATTGCAAAATTTATAGGGCTAAAGCTCCAAAAACTGTGGTGGATATTGCGGGAGGAGTGGGCAGTATCCAAAGAGGCGAGGAAGACTGCCAAATACCAGTTACAAGCGATTCGTACTCTGGAAGCGGCAGCGAAAGATGAACACCGATTCAAGATGATGGAGCGGCAAGATGCAGCAGATGCACGGGCAGCGGAGGCGATAGCTAGTAAGGCCCATAAGGCGGCATTAGACAAACAAGCCCGTGAGGATGCGGAGCGAGCAAAAACGGAGACCACTAATGAGTTATTAGAAAGAATTAATAAAGCCATGGATGTAGAGAGCTTACGGAGAGCGTATGCTTTAGAATTACAGGAGAAACAAGCATCAGACCAGCAGCAGATGGTGGAGGAATTGCAGAAGCCCAACCGGACAGAGTCGCACGAAATTCGAGGAGCTTAGTTTAAATAATGAAAATTAATAATACACCTGATACTAGACTACTTGAACAAAGATCACGATTAGAATTTCATTATCCTAAAAAAGGTCTTATTATCTTTGTTCCATTTTATCAGAATCCTAGTATTACGGAAAGTAAAACTGCTAATCTTGTGGAATACAATCCTTTGGGAAGATCTAGTTCCCTGTTTGCATATACAGGAGCTAAGGCACGGAGAATAAAAGTTTCGGTACCTTACACATTACCCCATCTGATGAATTTTAATATGGGAGTAGAGAAATTTAGAAGGCTTGTAAGTGGGGATTCCCATGAATCTGCGCGGAAGTTATTTACCCAGTTCTCTGAGTATAAACCTGAACCGTTGGGAACTTCCCTATCCATGGATGCCGAAAAAAGATATTGGACTGCTCGCAAAGATCAGGAAGGATTTGAAAAAGTTTTAGGGGAGACTGCCGAGGACATACCGCAATCGACCTTCGCCGCCTTATTTGCGAATGTTGGTTTCGATACCGATAATTTTCTTATTGGATTAACCCCTACTGAGAGACACAAGGCCATGGATACTTTATTATTCTTTATGAATATTTTTAGGACGAGTGTTGATAATGATGCTAAAAATCCTTTGTTTGGGCCACCACTTGTGCGCCTCACTCATGGTACCATGTATCAAAGTATACCTTGTGTGTGCAAAAATTATAGTATAGAATATGTAGAGGAGGCGGGATATGATTTAGAGACCCTAACTCCTCGTCAAATAAAGATAAGTTTAGATTTAAGCGAAGTGCGAGTAGGGGATTTTGGGGAGTTTAATCCTGCTCAGATAACTACTAGAGATAATTTAGCAGGGTGGGAAGCTGTAACTAATGACCCCCTCACTACAGACCCAGGACAATTAGTGTAATGGCTAACCAAAGAGATTCATATGGTGTAATATTGATTACTCACAAAGGAAGAACTATTCCAACTACAGTAGGCAGTAAAGCTTATGAAAATATTTTTTGTGGACTTCAAAGTAGGGATAGCTTTCCTAATCGAATAGGGAATATTCCCGCAGGCTATAATAATAGACCAGATCTAATTTCCAATGTTTGGATGAATACTCCTGGATTATGGTGGTTAATTTGTGAAAGAAATAATATCTTTGATGTTTTTGAACAATTAAATTTACAAGATAGAATTTATATACCTGTATAAAAATGTATATTCCTGCTCTGAATATTGTGATGGCTTTTGATTCTCAGGCTATAGATATTCTTAAGTCTAGTCAAAATTTTGAAACCTTCGTTGAAAAAACTCAAGACAACTTGAATGTAGTTGTTTTTGGGAATGGCCCTGCATCCCATTTTCTGTCATTAAATCATGAATATGGGTGGGGCGGTGGAGACGGAGGCTCATCGGTGCGTTTAGAGCTTGAATTTATAGATCCAGAATCTAAGTTTGAATCCAATCTCCTATCTGCCGACCTAGAGCGCAATATGCCAATCGAAGCTAGTTTAGCTTCTAAAGAATTAGATCAACTTCAAAAAAATTATGAGACGAGAAAAACAAAACAAGCCAGTTTAAAAGCAAAGAAACACGCATTTGATAATCCAGGGGGTAACGCGAAGCCCAGTCAAGCGTATGGAGAAAGGTTGGAAGAAGAACTCCAAATAAGTTCGAAAGCTACCAGCGAAGCATTTGATGAATTAGCTAAGTTTCATAGTGTGACGGATGCTGTCGGAGGCATCAAGAATCTAAACAAGCTTAGATTATTGGAACAACAAGCTGCCCAACGAAGCTTAATGCAGCGCCCTGTATGGATAACATATGGAGCGGGAAATGATTTTAGAAATTGGAGTCCTGTAGTTACTTTTGATCACGCTATAGAAATGTCATATAATTTTACAGGAGCAGGGGTTAGAAAATTAAAAATTGTGTATGATGGGGTAGGCATTTCTACTAATTTAACGTCTTTAGGGTTGTCGCCTCTTAAAGCCTTAGGTATTGGGGCGGTGATTAAGGGACAGTCTAATCCTATTTTTAGCCAGGAAGTGATGGAGAGAGAGAAAAAAACATGGGATAGTATGGTAGATCGAGCAGATATCAGTGTCCGAGCGGGAGGAGAATTGGATAGGATATTTGGGGATGCTTTTATACCTAGTGTTCATAAGACTATTATCGAAACATATACAGATTATATTAGGAATGGAACGGGTTGGGATAATGTTATAGTGGCTTTTCCTAATTTGGATGAGCTATTGAAGAATGCACAATCGGAGGCTTTTAATAGGGCTCTCAAAGCTATAAATTCTAGGGCGTATCCTACAATAACTGTGGGATCCAAACAAGTAAGTTTAGGAATATTAGTAGCTAGAATGTTAGCATTTAAAGATTTAGTGGAAACCTTTGGACTTAAATTAGTAGAATCTCTTAATGAGGGCACACAAACTCCAGTAGGTGCCGATAATTTAAGACTAGAAGAAATTTCTAAACCTCAGGATATTGGTCGTTATCTTCTTAGTAGAACATTCAGAGTGGCATTAGTGTCGGACGGGTATAGTGATATATTAGCAAAAGATAAGTTTAGAACTCCTTTATATCGTTCAACGGATAAGATTGCCCATAAAATTTTGGAAGGAGGTCAATTCCCTAATAATAAAATGTTTATCACTGAACATGATTATGATATTCTTCATGCGATGGCTAATGCAGGGATGATTGATGACCCTTCAAAGCCTGTACTCATTTTTGGAGATCCTTATTTCATAAATAAGTGGATATATGCTCATATTCAAAGTGAGGTAACTCCTACAGGAGAAAAGGGACGGAAACTTAAACCAGAATATTTTGGAGAACCTAATGTTCTAGATCAAATAAGGGGATTTAATACAGCATATACACAAGCTATTGAAGACATAGCTCGTCCTGTGCCTTTTACAACTCCTTTTGGACCTACGGGGGATCAGGAAGGTGTAGATGATTATTCTTTAACAGAGGATACCAATATTATTATTAATAATTTTGAAAAATTAAAGAAAGCAGACCCTGCAAAAAGTTTTAAACTTCCTATTTTTACTTTAGGGACTAAAAATACAAATATACTTGAGATTAATTTTAAGATAGATAATCAATATCTCAGTTTGATTAATAAATTTACCTATCAAACTTTAACAGCCTCTCAATATATAAGTGCTGTCGTTCCCGCAGGGAAAGTAAAAGCATGTACAGGTCTTCTGGCTAGTATTAAAAATTTAAACCTTAAAAAAGTGGGTCCTGATGGAGTGCCTATTGGATTTAGAGAGCTAATAGAGCCATGGATCGTAGTAACAGGGGTTAGTCCTGAGGGGGAGACGCTAACAAAAGAGCCAGGGGGAGGACAAATAAGCACTTGGTCAGCTATATTTGCGGCAATGGGAATAACGGGGACTAGTGCCAGGGAACGAGTAACGACACCTTCACTAAAGGCGTTTGATCCAAATTCGGGGCGGTCAGAATCCTGGGCGTGGGACTGGGTGGATCAGAACAAAGTGATAGCATATTTTTGGGAACGCTTTAAGGCTCTTATACAAAAATTTCCACGAATTACAATTGAGTTAGCAGGAAAAGATGTGACTCGTAGTGCTCTAATTCACTCTAATATGGTTGCAGATGGAATGGCCTCTCATGGATTTACAGGAGAGATGAAAACATTACCAATGTTTCATCTGGCTAATAGCTTAAGGGTCATGTCTAGGGATGCTCTATTATATGCTGTGGAGCCACGTATTATGGGACTTAGTGATATTAAAAATGAAGAGGGAGTAGCCCCTAGCGATATTAAATATGCTCATACGTGGTTTAGTGGGATGTATACACTTGTTGGATTTAGACATACAATAAGTGGAAATTCTGCTAATTCTAACTTTAAATTCTACAAAGCACCAGGGAGAGCGATGTCACTAGGGGGAGGAAAAGAGTAATGCAATTTAAAATAGGAACAGTTACTTCTAATGCAGATATTACCAGAACTGGGATATTGAAAGTAGCTTTTAATATTCAAGATGAAGAAAATGCTCAAGAAGAGTGGGTGAGATATGTAAGTCCTTTTGGGAGCGATAAAGCAGCATTTATTGCTTTACCCCAACCTGGGAGCACCGTTTTATGCGGGTATTCCGACACCCCTCTCGGAGGGGGGGATACTATGAAGGGGTATTTCTATATGGGATCTGTGATGGGTGTTAACCCCACTGTGGGCCGTCTGGTAGAGCCTGGAGCCGATCAAGTATACGATGAGACTACAGGAGAGATGCCTCTCAACACGCAAGGAGCACAAGTAGGAGGAGCTTATACGAGCACTCAACAGTCTGAGCCTGGAGTGTATGGTCCTTCTAGTCGCCAATTAGAGTTTGCCGAACTAGACGAAAATGCTAGGAGCCCATTTCCTGATGTCTTTAAAGGATTATATGATGCTAAGGGGATGACACCCGAAATGATGGGTCTTACAGGTAATAGGGCTGATTCTATGTTGATCCATAATCGTTATCGCGCTGATAGTTCTGAAGGCCCCTTCCAAGATCATCTTACTGAAATTAGGAGTGGCTCAGGAAAAACGGTGAGATGTGTGGATAGTCCTATTGTAGATGGGATAGTGATAGCTAATGAACATCTCGGCAAGGATTATATTATCTTGAGTACAGGAAATAGTGAAATGAGTCCTTTTGCCGAGGGGGAGTTACATATGAGAACCCATGGTCCTATCAATATATGTAATCTAGAATCTAATATCCATGCCTGGGTGGAAGAAGGAAGAAATATAGAAGTAGAGAATAGAGCTACTGGAGTCTTATCCCCTTCGGGAGATAGAAACGCTGAGAGGACCACTACTGAGGAAGAAGGATCTCCCCCTACTAGAGTTGATGATTATGGCAATGAGGATTATGGATGTGTTAAATTATGGTCCCATCATAATAATGTATCAGTTAGTGCCTTAGAGGATAATTCAGTTATTCATATTCATGCCCCAGGAGAAAATACTAAAGTTATTGTTAAAACTGGAGGAACAGTAGATATAGTAGCTGAAAAGAAAATTACTTTAACAAGCGATACAGAGGTTGAATTGAATGCACCAATGGTACAATTAAATGGGAGTACGGAAGTAGAAGTCAATGCCCCATTAGTAGATGTTAATGCGTCTGACAGAATAGAGGAACATGCTGCTAACGATATCCAGCTTAATGCGGGTAAAATAGTTGATATCGATGCTGAAGATAATATTGATATGGATTCTCAAAGAATTGATCTTAATTAGTAAGAAAAGGTAAATAAAATATGGCAACATTTGATATGTCCAAGGCTGCGGCCATTATTACTACATCTAAGACTCCTATCTTAGATGCCTTAGGAGTACAGTATGGATTACCGACTTGTTTATTAGATATAGCTAAAGAAGCTTTGACAGCTTTTCCTTCTTCCGTTCTTAATAGTTTTTTTGAGGGGATTCAATTTGGAAAGTCTAAGGCTGATGAAATAATCAAGGAGATAAGGCGAAGACTCCATCTGGACACAGGAATTATAGAGTACGATACGACTTTAGGAAGATTTGTTTTTGTCTCATCTTCTTCTAATAAGGGTGTGGAGCAGAATATGCTCCAAAGTATGAATAATTTATTTGGATTAGGGAAAATTTTAGGGTATGGGGCTCAGGCATGGTTAATAGGACAAAATGTTTCTCAACAAATACGGTCTCTTAAGGATTGTGTAGATAAAGTTACTTCCTATAATGCGTTAACTAAGGGGCCTTCTGCTTATGCGGATAAGTTAGTAGGATTTTCGATTACTGATCCTACCACAGGTAAGCCTGTGACCTTTGAAGCCCCCCTCCCAGCGGCTGAAGCGGCCAGTTTAAGTTATGAGCAAAATAAAGCCCAGTTCGAGAGTGCTGTTAGTTTTGCTAACAAGTGTCAACAGCAGATGAATGTCATACAAGAAATTACTAAGTGTCGAATAGAGACTCCTCATCTATGTCCAGAGCCTTGCTTTTGGGGAGATTTGAAAAATGCAGAAGGAGAGACTCTTGTAAGCCAACTTTCGGGAACAGATTTTTGTGTAATGCAAGGAATCAAGGCTGATCCTGATGGTAAGCCTATCTTGCCTACATTAAGTGGGTTTGATCCTTATACAAGTGTCCTTACTGCCACGGGATTATTACCCCCCTTATCGAGGGGAGGTCAATTTTTATTCTCTAAGACGGGAATTTATTATGATTCATACGGGGGCGGCATAGATCTTCCTGACGGATGTATTACTAATATCGTCAGTGCGGTTTATTTCAATGAGCAGGGAGATCCTTATCCTGGAATTGGAGTACCCGAGAATTCAATGAAGTGGATGTTAGATTATAATCCTAATCTTGGAGGAAAGGGAAGCTGTCTAAGCTTAAAAGATTTTAATGGATGGGCAGAAACTATATTTGATTTAGACACCTTGAATGAGAGTCCTGCTTTGAGTAGGTATTATGATGAAGATCATTTTCTACAAGTTTTAATTGATCAAAGAAATAGAGAAATATTTGATCTATCAGGTTACATTACTGATTTAATACATGAGGGGTACACTGAAGATTCTTCTAGGGTAGTTAATCAACAACAAATTTTATACTCTACTATTGCTAATCATGATTTAAAGATTAAAAAGAGAAAGAAACAAATTGAAGTCCATGTAGTATTAGATTCTGCTGTGCCGTTACCAGGAAAGATTCCTATTAATAATTTCGGGGATTTAGATAATAGTAAAATAGTAATTCAAAGGGGATTGCAAGAGCAATTAATTTTTAGTACTAATGAAGTTTCTGGTATAGTGTTACCCTTATGTCCTACCTTTATTAAAAGTGAGGTAGCTCAAGATAGCTTTATGATAGAAGAGTTGATGGTATCTCCTGTAGGAGTAGGTAGCATCATTACCTCTGCATCGGGAGTATCCGTAACCAGCGGTACCGTCCTATCTCTAGTAGATCGTGTCTCCACTAAAGGATTAGTCTCAATTTATAATTTCTTAGACGCAGATATTGTTACTCCAGATTCAGAGAAGTATTTATCTATAAATTGTGCGACCTCTAGTTCATCTGACAAGGCCGCGCAATTAGTGGCTTCTTCTGTAGATAGTATGTTTCCTTCTGGAGTCGGTATCCCTTATTTTAGAGGAGTATGTAATCTCTTTAGTGGATTAGATGGTAATTTAAAGAGTTCTTCGTGGCCGACTCATCCAGGATTTTTATTTACTCCCTACCGTCCTTATGGCTATGGAATTATAGAAGGCGGGTATCAAGATGTAGACAGTTTGTTCTATAAAAATTCAGGGTGTACTTTTGAAACTTGGTGCTGTGTGCCCGATCTTGATGATGAAGATAGTTTAGGATGGAATAAGGATTCCCAAGTGTCGGCTCTTCATCGAGTTATCTTGGGATGTGAGAATAGGGGAGGAAGTTATTCCTCTACCAATGAAGAATGGACGGTAGGTCCTCAGTATACCAATAGTATACGGGGGTTGTTGATTGGTTTTAGTAGGGATAGAAGGCTCACTAAAGGTTTCGCACCGAGTAATCATCCTTCTGACAATACTTTAGCTTCCAATTTGGTATTTTATATGGCTCCTACTCAATCTATTAACACCAGCGGAGTCACTTTTATGAGTGTATCCGGCAATACTCTAGATTGTGAATCGGGGGACGCGGCAGGAAGCGGTCATTACGGTCTTATAATGGATTGTAGCGCCCCTGGAGGCACTAAATTAGGTAAAATTGGGGACGTTTCTTCGGGATTTATGTTACTTACTATTACGGTAGATTATGCTAGTAACAGTGTTAACTTATATCTCAATGGAGATTTGATGAAAACTCAAAGTATTTTGCAAACTTTTGGAAATGTTGGTCCTCCTAATATTCCGAGTCAAGTGGATAGTTCTAGTTTTTTCTATGATAATACGTATCAGTACAAATTGCCTGCCGTACCCCCCAAGTTTCCTCCTGGTGGAATTGCTCAAACCGACTTTTGGTATTGGGGTGGTCCTATTCCTTTAGGTGGACTGACTCCTTTTACAATTGGAGGAGGGTATACTGATGGGATGACTACAGTAGATCTCATCAATGAGATCCCTAGCACTAATGAGGGGATGAACTTTATGGGAGGAAAGTGGGGAGGAAAGAAGAGTGGTCTTTATGGATTTTTAGGGAGTATGAAACTATATAACAGAGCAATAAAAGCTTCAGAAGCTAATCAAAATTATGAAGCTCAACGAGGATTTTTCGAGAATATTCAAATATAATGGCAACAACAACAACCACTACTAATTATGGAGTTCCTGTAGCCCTTTCAATAAAGAAAGGTGTTAAATCTGAATACAGGAATCGCCCTGGTCTTGCCTATCCTCTTACCCAAAATCGAACAGTAGTGGTTACATCCGATCTGAGAAAAAGTTCTGTTCCTCACGCTACTTATTTCGGCAAAGCTACAGGTCTCAGTTTAATCAAGAATAATTTAAACCAACTACTTCGTACTGAAAGAGGGGAAAGAGTTATGTTGCCAGACTATGGTCTGAGTCTTAAAAAATATCTATTTGAGCCTTTAGATGAGACTAC